TTGGACACTATCAAGTCTGGTTAGGAGAAGCATTACCAGATAACTCAATACTAACATTAGCATACTCCTTTTAGGTGTATGTAGTTGGCAATTAAACGCACATAAACATTATCGCTATTGAAAATTAGGATAATGCAGGGATTACGTATAACCTGACCGTGCAAATGTATAGAATATCAAATAGTATTTTATTTGTTTTCTATGCTTGAGTTTAGAAATTGTTGTAACTCCAATTACAACAGGGGTACGTTGTATAGCGTACGAAAAATGAGATTAAGTTACCCGTGTGGGCTTAGTCCTTTTTTTTACATTAAAAAACGGAGATTTACTCCGTTAATGCTTTATATGTACACTCTCCACAAATACCATCTACTGCTAAATGTTTTTTCTTTTGAAAATCTTTTACTGCTGTTCTAGTTTTTGGTCCAAAAATACGATCAACATCTAGCTTATATCCCAACTCATTAAGTCTTTGTTGTAACCATTGAACCATAATAGGTGCGTTAGTATGATACTGTAAATAATGTTCTTTGCAAGCTTTTCTTGTCATTACTCCAAATATGCCATCTTCTGCAAGTCCTAAATGCCATTGTTCGTTTAAATGTACTTGTAATATTTTAACTTGATTTAATGGTTGTGGTGGTGTTGTATAATCTATCCATATTAATTTGCCGTTCCATGTCCATGGAACATTTTTAACACCATTATAATATCTATTACCCTTAGTATCTATTTCACTAATTATACATTTTCCTGTTCCCCATCCTGTAGTACATTCAAATACCTTTCCTCTTTTTGTTGAGGTAGGAGCTACTAAACATATTCCTGAATGATTATATTTAGTTCCTTTCATGCATAGATAAGAACCAGGTACTAATTTAGTAAAGTCTTTGCTAACATCTGTACAATAATTTAAACCACCATTACAAGTAAAATCTGCTACCCCATTTGATTTATATACTGTACCACCTCTAAATAATTTTTTATCTGCTTTAAAACCCCACAAAATTGATTTTATAGATACGACGCAATCAAATTGCCATTGTTCTTTAGAATTAAGCTTAGACCAATTTGTGCCACTATAATATACATTGGGTACATCATTGACTAACCATTTTAATTTTTCTATAAATTGTTTACTAGTAAATACTTTCATTTTTTTACCTCCTATTGTAAAGCATCCCAATCACTTTTGCTTATTATATAACTTGATACAGAACTCCAACCACTAGTTGCTATCCATGTATCATATAAACTATCTGGTACTATTATTTTGAAATCGTTAATATAACTTGTTGGGAATACACTTGTACCTAATGTAGGGACTGCTGTATGTGTACTAAAATCAAAATATTTTGCTCCAGTACAATTTGAAAAAGCACCATTTGGAATTGCTGTTATGCTGTTAGGAATTTTTATGTTAGATATTGAATAACAAAAATTAAAGGCATTTGTTTGCAATGTAGTTATATTATTTGATATTGTTATATATTTTAGATTAGTACAATTTGCAAAGGCGGACGTTCCACTTGTAGAAAAATCAACTTTTGGCATTACGATCTTTTGTAATGAATAACAATTACTCATTTCTATTTGTTTGTTGCTTTCAAAATTTGAGAATACGATATTTTTTAATGATACGCAATCTATCATATTTATTCTAGTAGTAGAAGATGTATCTTTAATTAATATAAATTTTAATGAATTATCTGAGCTAAACCAACCACCACTACTTCCTGTTAAATTATTTGGTATAGTAACGGTTTCTAAACAACGTGCTTGTCTAAAACAATTTTCACTTATTTCTACATTATTACCTAATTCTACTTTTTTTATTGCGTTTAAGTATATATAGTTATACAAAACATCACTAGTGTTATTATTCCACAACAAATTAGTCATGCTACCTTTTCCTCTAATATAAATCTTAGTTTCGTTGCTAATAGAAATTACATATTTACCCGATTTTGCGTAATTGTGTTGTGTATTTACAATACCCGAATTACCTGTACCTGTTCCTGTTACAGTGCTAGTTGTATTATCTCCCCAATCTATTGTTACAGTACCGTTTAACGCAAAACCACAATATGGACTTGTCCTGCCTTCTTGAAGTTCAATATAAATTCTAGTTTTGCCATCGTTTGTTACATAATGTTGAGCAATATCTAATTTATCATTATTTGTTACAAAAGTTTGAGCATCGGATAAACTCCAATTCCACCCTTGACTTGTTAAGCCATCATGACTAGGGTTTTCTGGCATTGCATTTAATTGTAGAAATTCTGTTTTTGTATAACTATATACTCTTGCTCCATCATAATCATAAAAGTTTACATCTTTGTATTCTGCCTCTGTTGTACCACCACCCCCACTTGGAATGTTAAGAACTTCAGGTACTAATTCTGTAAAAGTTTCATTACCAGTTAATCCTGTTATTCCTTTTGTTGTTAAATTATCTACTAAATCACTTTTATCTTGTTGTAACTGTTCTAAATAATCGGCTGTTGTCATCTTTTACCTCCTATTCACTTACATTACTACTTGGTGTAGTTAATGTTGCTAGTATTGTATTTATATCACCTATTAATGAGTTTATGTATCTTACATCATATACATCACCAGCTGTTGTTGAATTAGTATTTTTTACTTTTGTACTATCTAACAAACCTTTACCAGTTATTATATTTTCTAAAGTAGCTTTACCAATAAAACAAGTATCTGGACTACTTCCATATTGTTGGTATGTTTTGCTATAAGCATAAGGTACTCCTGAAGAAACACCAAAGCCATTTGCTTGAGTTGTTTTGACCACTCCTGCATTTGAACCACTAGCATAGTCAGTATTTTGTATTGCTGTATCGGCTTTACCTAAACTTGTTTGTACTCCACTAGCCAAATCCGTGCTTGGTATTCCACCACTTGGTTTGTCATATTTTGCGTTCCAAGTAGTTTTATCACTAGCACTTACAAATTTATTAGTAGTATTTGTATCGTCTACTAAATCAGCGCTTAATTTGTTATTAGACGTTATTTCACTTTGTAAACCACTAACTAAATCAGCAACACTAAATTCTATTGTTTGTCCATTTTTCAAAGTTAAAATAATCTTTTTATTCGTACTATCATAACTTCCACCTACTACCATTGTTTCAAGTGGTAAATCAACTGTTTGTGTATTTAATACTGTACCAGCACTATTTTTTAGACTTACACTTAATACATAAGTAGAACTATCTATACTCATTACTATACTATTACCAACTGCTGTTTTTAATTCATAATATGTTAAATTATTTACATCTTTTGTTATGAAATTAGATACATCAGGAACATTGATTACTACATCGCCTGTTTGTCCATTTACTGATGTTACTTCTCCACCACCTGATGAGTTAATAGTTAATGTATTTCCTTCTTGTTGGAGTGTTATATTCTCTCCTGCTTCTATGTTTAATGTATTTACTCCATTGATAGTAGCATTTTGACCATTTGTTCCGTCTTTTCCATCCTTGCCATCTGCACCCGCTGGTCCAACTGGTCCTTGGATTCCTTGCGGTCCTCGCTCACCATCTAATATTTGTACTTCTTTTGTTTGACCTTCTTTATCCGTCAATGTAATAGTTGCTACATTATCTTCTTTATTAACATCTATATCAAGATTTGATGCCTCTTGTATAGCTTCATCTATTTCATTTAGTTTTGTATTAGCCACATCAATCCATTGTGGGTATTCGTCAGGTTCTTCAATTAAAAAGTTAATACTTGAATTTACTACTACATAAAACTTATTACTTTTAAATATAGGAATTGCGTTAGGATCAGTTCCCTGTGTAATAACTAATTGCATAGTTAATCTACCACCTTTAGTTATTATTGATTTAACAGGTATTTCATAAGTTTCATTTACTTTTGTTAGCATTATATAAGATTTTGTCTTATCTGGTTTTATTAATTCTAATCTAGCTGTTCCATTTACAAATTCATCATTAAAGGAGAATACTAGTTTCTCTTGAAGGTTTTCACCATCATTTCCTATTACACTATTTGTTAAAAATACTTGCCTTGTTCTTTTGTTAATTTCAATTAATACGTTATCCACGTTACATCACATCCTTTCAATTTCCCTTTGAAAGAAAAGTGCCACATTATTTAATTTCTTCAATTTTTTCTTCTTCTGGTATTATTTCTTCTACTTCAAATAGTTTTCCAGTTACCAAATATACAGAGATACCCCCAGCTATTACTACTATAGTAGCAGAGATATTATCTATTCCCCAACCCCATATTTTTGATAAACCTAGTAAAAGCATATTAATCATATTTAGGGCATTAACAACATATTTGGAAATCTTTTTAATCTTATCCATTTAACCTCCTATTTTAATCCTAACTTAACTGCTACATATCCTAACAATGTAGCTAATATTGCATAGAATATATAGTCTATAAGTTTGTCCCATTTTTTACCCTTTTCGTTTAGAGTGCCATCTAATTTGTTATTAATACTCTTAACACTTGTTTCCATTTGTCCTAATCTATAGTTCATGGTTTCAAGTACTTTAGTATTTCTTTCTAAGTCCGATATTCTTTCTTCGTGATTATCGAACTTTTCTTTTATCAAATCATCACTCATTTTTATTCTCCTTTTATTTTATTATTTCCATCTGCCTATTGCTATATAACTAAATACATAATTATTAGCACTATATTGAACAGTAAATGATATATCAAAATCACATCTACTGCTACTTTGTGGTCTTGTTGCATACACATGAAATGTTGCTGAATTAGAAGCACATTGAACATGACAACTATAATTAGTATTTACAAAGCTTGTAGGAAGATTTAATATTAGTCCATCTTGATAATATAAACCTGATGTGCTACTCATACTTTGTATATTTACATTATGTGTTATATTTCCCCATTGTATTAATGTACCATCTGCAAATTTAATATAATTGCCATTAGCATTTGAATTTGTTTCAATTAATGGTATATCATATATTTTCAGATTACCGTTTATATTAAATAGCTCATCAGCCCAATTAAATATTGGTTTTCCTTTTGGTATGTTTATTCCAACAACTCTTTTTTCTTGTATCCTATCTTCTGCTAGTATTTGAAATTCATATTGTTTAGTATAGTCATATCCATTTGGCGCATATCTATCATTTTCTATTACATAATTATTTTGTGAATATGAATTACCATTTATAGTTGGTAATAATTCCGTCCATATAAGATTTGCAAAACTTTGACCTTTTTCTACAGCCCTATAGTAAACTTTTAAAGTGTTATTTACATTAGAACTAAACTCACCATCATAATAATTACCATAATAACTGATTTTTATTTTTCCATCTGTTGGTTGATTACGTTCTATAGTAGCATTCAAAGTCAACGGTATATAATTAATCATTGTCAATGTATTTGATGTTGTATTTGTTGTAGTATAACCTCTTGAATCTGTTGCCACTATCGTAAATGTATTAGTAGTAGCACCATTAAAGGTATAAGTTCCACTTCTTGTCGTACTTGTACTTGTTCCATTCAATGATACGTTATTACCGTTAACTGTAATAGAACTTATATATGCACTATTTTGAGCAGTAGCACTTACTGATATTTGAACATTTGAGGCATATTTAACCATTTTAGTTGTACTTGTGTTTGAACCTGTTGTTAGTTGTGCAGTTATTGAGTTCACATCCGTTGCTGTTCTAGTTCCTATTGTTGGATTACCTGTAGCTGTAAATGTTGCTGTTGTCGTAGTAGGACTACCTATTTGTGTATCTCCAGAATAAGTAGTAGCTTGAAACTCACATTGTATCGTTTTAGAACTTGGTATTGAAGTGTAAAGACTCGTAGGTACTGTCCAACCATATACTTGATTAGATGTTTTTGTTACTATTGCTGGTTCTCTCCAGTTACTCTCACCAACTACTCTATATTTTAGTGTGGTTGTGAAACTGTTACTAGCTTTGTTTATAACTATATTGGTAGCACTTCCTATATTTGCATCACTTACAGTTATCGAACTTGCACGAGGTATAGTTGATAATGTCAAGTTATCACTATATGTTTGTGGATTGTTATTATATACAGAGCCTCTTAAACTAAAAGGCAATGGGTCTGCTGTACCGTCAGGATTATGATTAATCGTTACTGTTCCACTTGTAGAACCTTTAGCTGCTGGGAACACTTTACTATCCCACGTTTTAGTTGTTGGTCCATATACGGTAGAATTGTTTATTTTAACCTCAACACTATAAACATTGTAATAGTTAGAATTTCCGCCAATAGATTCCAACAACCATCTTACAGTAGATGTATTATTTTCAATACTGGTACTTTCTTCTGTAACAGTTAATTTTAAATAACGTCCATCAATTTTATTTGTTTGCACACTAGCCATTATCTATCACCTATCTTATACATAGAACATACCTCCACCATTTTCATATTTTTCTATACGAGAATGAGCAGTAGGCATTACAAAATAATTTTTAACTTGCATATTTTCACTAGCTACTATTGTTTGACCTTTAAAATCAGCATATTCTGTGTTATTGTCATCGACATAACCAGCAAACAAAATTGATTCATTGTTGCTAGTCCTTCTAGTATTTACTCCAACTTCATTAATAGTTGTTTTTGTTTGAGCATTAGTCTTTTCATAAGTCATTCCATTTTCATCAAATGTTCCGCTAGTAGTTTTAACTATTTCACTTACTATTCTATTGTTGTTTTCATCATAGAAAGTACCTTTTAGTATTTGTTGTACTTCTGTTTTTTTATAAGTATCTGTTTGTGTTTCTATAACTTGTGTTTGTAAGTCAACAAAATCACTTTGTAATGTATAATTACCAAAATTGGTTTTAATATCAATATTATCATTTTCTAATGCCTGAGTTCTCTTAGTCAAAGAAGTTATAGTTCCATCTTGTTTATTTACTATTATTTGTGTGTTTCTTAATGCCTCACCTAAACTTACATCCTGTTTAGTTATTAATTCTTGTTCAGTTAGTACAGGCGCTTTTATTACGTTGGAAAATGCACCATTATACTTAAACTCGTTTTGTAATACATAACTATCTATATAGTTTTCATTATCTAAATATACTCGTATCTTACTTCCTTTTTTTAAGAATGGTTTACCAGTATAAGTAGTTAAAGTACATTCTGTATAAGTTAATCCATTTACTTTGTTCCATATAGCAGTTAAAGCCTCTTGTCTTTTAGTAGCATTATATAAGAAATAATCTTCGCTTATGGCTAGTTGGTGTTCTCCATTTAATGCTATGCTTTCATCATCACTATAAGATACGTTTTCACTATCTACTGTACTGTTTTTAATGATTAAAGAATTAACTGGTCCATATACTACTTTTCCACCCTCTAAACTAGAGTAATCATTAGGTTGAAATGTGTAATCTAAACTATCACTCAACCATTTCAAATCTATCTCGTTTGTGTCATCATCTATATATACAAATGCACACGCTACTTTAGCTATAGACTGTAGTACGGTTCTATTGGTTTCACCATTACCAAACGGATTATTTTCAACCGTTATAGTACTATTCGTAAAAGTTGTAGTAACAGGTGTTAAACCCAAATTAGTGCATAACTCATCATATACATCAGATATAGTTATGGTGTCGTTTTCATAATCTAAGTTAGATACATACTTATCCTCTAAGTGTTGCATTAATAAATCATAAGCAACGAAGGAACTAAAGTTAGTAGTCTGTTCGTCTTTAGGCTTTTCTACTACATAAGTACCCATACCTATATATTCAGTAGTATCGGTTTCTACTTCTTCACCTTCAACTTCTTCTGTAGTGGTATAAGTAACTCCTACACTTGCATCAAACTCTCTATTTTCTACTGTATCATCTAAAGCATTTATTAGTTGTGTATTAAACTTAGTAACATACACACTACCTATAATGTTTCCATTATCATAACAACCACTATCTATAGTAAATTCTTGGATTTTATTACTTTGATTTAGTTCTAAGGCAGGACTAGAAAACTCTAGTTTTCCATATCTATTACAGTTTGCATAGTTCTTACACTCATTTATAAACTCACTTGTTGCCATACCCCACCTACAATTCTATTAGTGCCTGTGAGACACCATTAAACATTTCAACTAACACATCACTTGTTACGTTATTGTTAGTCTCTTGTGCTTTGATAGGATAAGTAGATTGTACTACTCTATCTCCCCTATAACACGTTATAGTTTTCCAACTATTAGTAAATGGATTTAAGAAGGAAACAGACATGGTAGGAGCTATCTTTATTTGTGCAAAGAAATCTACCAATTCATCTCTCGTTAATTGCCTAGTTACTAAATCTAATCTATACTTTTGTGATATTACATTTAGTATCATTCGTCCATCAGCCGTAGTCGTATCACGTCCACTATCTTTTGATACGTCATACCACCCTACTTGTGATTGGTTCGTTAAGTATTTAGATATATCAACATTATTTATTTTTACTTTTGAAATAACTAATGCTGGAGTAGTTAATTTGTATGTATATACACCTTGATTAAATTCTTGTATCATCATATCACCATCTTTCAATTTCCCTCAAAGATGGAGTGCTACACTTTATTTTAATAGGAAGGAATGTTTATTGGACATCTTCCTGTTTGCTTAGTTTTTTGATTTATTCTATCTACTACTGTACCTTCGTCAGTATGTACATGAACATCTATTTGACTAGTTCCACCACCATATTGGCTCATAGCAGATAAAACAGCATTATATACACCACTTTGAATACCTTCAATAATTTGTTCATTATTAGCTACAGCATTTTTTCCATTGTTAAATTTACCAACCAATTCATTATGATTTGCATAGAAGAAACCATCTTCTGGGAAACCACCATTAGCAAATTTAGGAACAGTTATAGAAGGCATAGAAGTATATACTATTTTGTTATCTGAACCAACTCTTATATTGTTCATTGCTGTACTCATGCCTTTAAGCATATTATTTATTCCAGTTCTAAACTTACTTGTAAATGTTTGAAGTTTAGTTAATATTGAATTAAATGATTTTTCAATGTTTGTATCAATATTAAGAGTAAATATATTTTCGTTAAATTGTTTTTTTATCTCTGAAAGCATTTTTTGAATAGCCTTTTTCAAACTATCACTTTCATCTTCAATACCAACTATGAAACCTTGTACAGCATAACTACCAAGTTCTTCCATAACTTTAGATGGTGATTTAATTTTTAAACCATCTCGTACTGGTCCAACAAATCCTTTTACAAGATCTTCACCACCTGCCCCATATTTTTGTATATAGTCGTATGAACCTTGTTTAAATCCTTTAGGGGCTTCTTGACCTGTTTTAAATGATGAATCATATACTGCACTTTTTAACTCGGTATCGTCTAAACGTTTGCTTAATGCTGCTCCAAATTCATCACCAGCATTTATTCCATATTTATTAAACTTATTACCTATATTAATTAAATAAGGGGATTCATTATCTACGATACTTTTAATCATTCCATCAAACATTGTTTTTCCAAAACCACTCATATCTACATCTTGTAGTTTTGTTAAGTCGTCCTGAATAGTATCCATAGTACCAGAAAATTCTGATGATAAATCTGCACCATTACTAGTTAAATCAGTCAATATAGTTGCTAAATAGCCCTTGTAACTACCTTGTATTTCCGTTATTGTGGTTTCGATAGTTTGCATTGCAGTTTCCTTGTTTTGTGTATATTGTGATATTTCTTCTTTGTAGGTATTTAACATCTCTTTTTGTTTTTCTGATATTGTGCCTTTTTCTTCTAACAATTCTAATTCTTTAACTGCGTTTTGTGCATTTTCAATATATTTATCCCAATATTTATTTACATTATCTTTTTCGTTGTTTAATGTAGTAATAGTACTGTCAAATTTTTTACTTATATTTTCAATAGCATCGGCTGTTTTTTCAGGACTTTCATAATCTATATCAACTAATTGCTTATTAAAATTAGCTATAGCACTTTCAGCATTAACACCAGCGGATGGAATCTTTCCAAATTCTTCTTGTAACTTGAATACTTCGGCATTATATTCATCCAATCCTATTTTGCCACTATAATATTGATATGCTAACTTACTCATTCTGTCTTGAAACTCAATTTCATATCCTTGTTCTGCTAACATTAATTTTTTTGTATTAGCAATTTGGATAGCAACAGATTCAGTAGATTCCTTGCTAGTATCTTGATATGCTTTTATCATTCCAGTTGCATACGCAATATTTGCACCATAAGATTCTTTAATAGCATTTTTTAAATTATCATATTTATCTTGTAATTCTTTTAATTGAGATTTAGAAATTGTCTCATCTTGTAAATCTAAAGCAGCTTTAAATTTTTCTACTTCATATTCAGCATTTTTTATGTTTGTTTCAGACTGTTCATATTTTGTTCTTAAATCTTCTAACGTACCAGAATATTTAGTTGCATTATTAAACAACCCATCATAGTAAGAACTTAAATCTGTAATTCTTGTTCCCAATCCATCAAAAACTCTTTCGTGTGCTTCTATATCAAGTACTTTTTGATTATAGCTAGTAATATATGTTACTAAATCTAACATCGCACCTGCCGTTGCACCAACAGCTATTCCTGCTGGTCCAAATACACTACCAAGAATTGCTCCACCTGCTGCTGCTCCAGCTAATGTTCCTGTAAAGCCAGCGATTGCGCCAACTAAACTACTAGTTCCACTTGCTAATCCTTTAGCACTTTCACTAGCTAAATATAAGGATCCAACAAGTACTGGTAATCCAACCGAGATTTTTGAAATAGCACTAAAATGCAATAGCCAAGCAGATGTTCCACTTGTTATTCCTTTAACGTAACTACCAGAACTTTTAGTAAAATCAGTAATATAACCAGCTAATGATTTTAAGTTTTTAATAATTTTATCTGTGCCAAAAAACTTTGCTAATTTACCAGTACCAGTAACCAAATTACCTATACCTTTTATGATTTTTGTACTTGTAATTACACCTAAAACAGTACCGATTAACTTAATATTTGTTAAACCGTCTTTAAGTTTGAAATAAACCTTACCAGTTTCTTCATCTATATGTTTAGTAAATCCAAGCCACTCCATAATTCTATCTCTTATTTCGGTAGCTTTCATTTTTACTTTATCCATTAGATTATCATAACCACTAATGGCTTCAAGTAATCGTTTATCTATTCCACCTGCACCTAAACCACTACCAGAACCACTTCCACTTGATTTAGGAGTAGTAATATTGTTTACTTCATCAAACTTTAATAATTGTCTTTTTAATTCTTTGGTAGCTTTAGCAGCATTTCCAGCACCAGTAGCTATTCCATCATATATTTCTTCAGTACTAGCTAAACCACTATTATAATCACCAGCTCGTATTCCAAATAAATCAGCGATTGCTTTAGCAATTTCTTTTATAACCATAAGGAAAGCATTTGCATAAGGCAATATTTCTGAAAACATACCCATAAACAAGTTACCTATAGCTACTTTTGTTTCAACTATTTGTTGTTTTAATATTTTAAGTTGATTAGCAGGGCTTTCTATTGTTTCAGCAAAATCACCCATAGCAGCTTTAGCTTGATTTAATGTTGCTATATAACGTAATATTTGTTTTTCGGCTTGCGACATTTCATTAATGCTTCTATCCGTTATCCCTAATGATTCTAGCACAGGTTTCATACTTGTTTGAGTAACATCTATACCAAAACCACGCAAGGGTTTCGTTTGTCCAGCATATACTCCACCTCGTAATGCTTCTGCAACAGTTTTTTCACTTTTGTTATACAATGATGCCAAATCATAGGTAAGTTTAACCATGTTTTCTGACATTACACTAGCATATTTCTCACCTATACCTTGATTAGTAGCCATAGCTTGAAATAAACCTTGATAACGTAATGTTTCTGTCATGTTAGTGCCAAAGGCTTCGTTTAATTTATTTTGGAATCTTGTAGCCGCTAATCCTAAATCTGAAAAAGCATCCTCACCATTTTTCTTAATGTTTTTAAATATTACATTAAATAAGTTTAGTTCTTCTGCTCTATCGCTAGCTTGCGTCAAAAACTCAAAAGCTTTAACACCTATTTTTTTGACTGCCATAGCACTAAACAATTTATTAAATGATGTACTCAATTTATCTACTTTTCCTAAGGTTTTTTCAGATGCTTTACCAAGATTTTCTATACTTGAAGTAGATCCTTGTACTTTATTTAAAGTGGTAACTAAACCAGTTATTGAAGTATTTAAGTCCTTTAAAACCTTTAGAGTTTCTTGACCAGTAGTTTTTATCTGCATCTCTAAAGTAGTATCCATTATTGTGTTTCACCACCTTCTCCCTTTTGATTTGGTAGTGCTTTATCGTTTTTGCCCAATATAGCTTGTACTTGCGATATTCGGTTTTTAATCTGTTTTTCCAACTTTTCCTTTTTTTGTTGTAAATCTCTTTCTTCATCTTCCTTAGTTAAATTATATGGTTTAGACGAATAAGATGCTTTTTTACCTTTTCCAAAAGAATTAGCAAGAGCAACAGTTACAGCCTCATGAAAATATGCACCTTGTAGCCATAATTGAAAATTCATAGCTTGTTCGTCATTTTTCATTTTTGTATAGTAAGAAAAACGGTATGCCCAGAATAGGTCTGGGTTTTCTTCCCAAAACTCTTTTACAGACATACCGTATGTTATCGCCATAGGCAATAAATCATAAAACCAATCTGTTAAGTTTTTGTATTTGTTGCCTTCCTCTTCTATTGTTCCACTATCTCTAGTTCTTCCTCCGTCTTCTCGGAGTTCGTACCTGCTAGGGCATTTATAAAAGCTGTGTATTCATCAAATGCGAATTTAACAACTTTGTTTACCATTACTTCGCCTTTTTCTTCAGCATAACTATCCATTAACTTAATTGCTAAGTTTGGATTAACAGTATTACCATAGTTTTTAACGAATAATGATTGCCACAAGATTTCTCTATATGTTACAGGTTTCTTGGTAAACTCTTCTATGTCAAAGCCAACCGCCTCTAACCATTTAATAGAATCTCTATTGTATTCAAGGATATATTCTTTATCCTTGATCTTCAATTTTAATTGACGCATATCGTATTTCCCTTCCTTTCAAATCCTACGAACTTGTTTCTATCTTAGCAGCTAATTGTTGAGCAGTTAAATATGTTCCTGCTATACTTGGAGTAGTATGTAGAGTACATTCCATAGCTCCACCAACACTTTCTTCATTAATCCAAGTTTGGCATACACCTTGATATTCAAATCCTGCTCCATCTGGGAACTTAATAAGAATATCTTTCTTGATATTGTCGCATACAGCTTGAACTGCTGCTAAATTAGTTTGTGAATAGTTATAAGTAAAGTCCATATCTCCTGTATCAGGTCTATCTGGTACATATACTTTAACTGGATCACTTGATGTAGTGATTTCTACATTACCACCAGCTTGTCCTGTTGCTGGCATACCTTTTACTGCTACTAGTTTTGCAGCAGAATATTTAGCATCACTAGTTGATTTTACTCTTAGTTCGATACCTAAATCGATCATTTAATATCACCTCTCATTAATTTTTTCCCTTTAATTAGAAGTGCTTTTATCTCAAAGTTGGATATATAACTAAATTGTCATTTCCATACTTAGTATCTAATACACCATTTAATTGAATTATGTTCCTATGAACATTTGTATCAATATTAGGTGCATCGTGTGTAACGTGAACTGTGAAATGATAATTGTCTTTAATATAGTCAACTATCAATCTAGTTAAGTTATCACATACTGTTTTCTTAGATACTTTCTCATAAGTAGTCGTTTCTACTTCATTTACTAAAGTAGTTTGTTCTACTGTCGTATTAACAGCGTATATATCTATTTCTATACCAAATGAATAGGTTTCTTCACCATAGTTTAAATTATTATATCTATTAGTTATTCTAGGTAGTAATTTAACAGGTATAATTGGAAACACTTTACTATCTTGTGGATTAACTTTAACTACCTTAGCATTATATATGTTATTTGTTTCTACATATTCCTTTAATGCAGGATAGAAATTAATATCGAATATATCTTCTACTAACATAGTTCATCACTCCTTTGAGTACATATTTCCAACTGTTTTTTGTAATTCAACATTGACATAATCACCAAGTTCATCTTTAATATCCTGAAATGCACTATAGAACATATGCCTACTAGGTAAACCTTTTGTCCATGCTCTTAATTGTCCATCAGGGTCAACCCATTTGTGTGGGTTTGCATCACTTTCAGTAGTAGGATACCACCAACCACTTTCACCATGTCCACCTTCGTCATAAACCCAATTTTTAAAAGGGTCTGCAGGACTTGGGTGTGGACTTGATGCACCAACAACACCTGTTCCCATTTCGTTAAAGATTAAAGTCCAGTCATTAGTCCATACTCTACCAACATTGGTATTTTCATCGTAATCCCAATGTATAGGGTCAGTATTATTAATATTATTAGAATAACAATATGCCAATACTTTGTTATATAATCCCTCAGTAGCAGCTTTTATTGAATTGCTTATACCTTTTATATAATTATCTTCGAAATCTTTTAGTAGCTTTGACGCTTGGTTCATACTCTTTACTGATAATTCCATTTGTATTGTCGTCTTTATCATCTTTCTTATCGTCCTCTACTAATACATAGCCAGCTTTTACATAATTGTTTTTATCTTCTTCTGTAAAAACTACTACACCATTTGTGAATTTATACATAAGTACACCTACTCTCTTATTATCTTTTGCATATAGATTATTATTACTGAATTTCCTATTCTAGGTGGTAATAATACATAATTAGCATTATCACCATTTATTTGCTCTCCATCAGGAGTAGCACCATATAAATAAGCTACATCAAACTCTTTGAAATAACCTTCGTATTTCCTATCTATTACCATTCTTTGAGTTATACTAGCCTTTTCACCAAACTCTACTAAGTCAGCATTAGATTTAATACCACGATAGTTAAAACAGTATTCAACAGGTACATCGTAAGTGCTTATTTCATTACCTTCGTCATCTATATCTGTTCCTGTCTTACTAGCAATATATAATTTCTTATTCCAAGTATCTGGATTAGCTCTTACTGGTATCATTTTGGAACACCAGCCTTAGGAATTAATTCATCTAATAAAGTCTTAGAGATTAATCCACTTAAATAACTTACAGAGATACCATTTTCACTATATGACTGTACATTTTCACTATCTTTCTTGT